CTACGCTTATGATGATGACAGCTAACCCAAGAGCTAAGATAGAATCTAAGTCGTTCCATCTAATTATCATTGACGAGTGCCAAGAAGCGGATGACTTCGTAGTATCTAAGTCTATTGCTCCTATGGGTGCGTACTACAACGCTACAATTGTTAAAACAGGCACCCCAACTACAAGTAAGAACAATTTCTATAAAGCCATTCAACTTAATAAACGACGTCAGACAGGACGATCTGCTAAGCAGAACCATTTCCAATGGGACTGGAAAGACGTGGCTAAGTTCAACAATAACTATGAGAAGTTCATTAAGAAAGAGATGCTTCGTATCGGTGAGGACTCTGACGAGTTCCAGCTTTCTTACAACTGCAAGTGGTTGCTTGAAAGAGGTATGTTCGTAACCTCTACAGTTATGGAACAGCTTGGTGACACATCTCAAGAGTTAGTAAAGACGTGGCATCGTTCTCCGGTTGTTGTAGGTATTGACCCTGCACGTAAGATGGACTCAACAGTTGTTACTGTTGTGTGGGTTGACTGGGATAGACCAGACGAGTTTGGTTACTACGACCATAGAGTTTTGAACTGGTTAGAGATTCAAGGGGACGATTGGGAAGAGCAATACTTTCAGATTGTTAACTTCTTAGAAAACTACGACGTGCTAGCTATCGGCGTAGACGCCAATGGTGTAGGAGACGCCGTAGCTGGTCGTATGAAGATCCTTATGCCCAGAGCTGAGGTTATCCCGATCTCTTCTAGCCCATCAGAGCAGTCACGTCGTTGGAAGCACTTACAGGCTCTTATCCAGCGTCAAATGGTTTCATGGCCAGCCCATGCAAAAACTAGAAGATTACGTATCTGGAAGAAGTTTTTTCAACAAATGACGGATGCAGAGGTCAAATACAAGGGTCCTAACTTTACAGTTGAGGCTCCGGATGAAGCCCATGCCCACGACGACTTTGTTGACTCTTTAGCCCTGGCATGCTCCCTAACACAGGATATGGTTATGCCATCGGTAGAAGTTAGCTCTTCGCCATTTTTTTAAGGTTTAGATACCTAAACGTTTGAAATAGGTCGATACTTTTACCTGAGGACCCTCAAACTCAATCCCTATAGGAGAAAATAATGGCAGTAAGCAATATCGCCCCAACTCCTCAGTTCCCTGAGAAGGTTGGCGCAACCTATGAGCGCAAAATGTCTCCTGCAACACCAGGCCTTCGTGGCCCACTTCGTTTTGAAGAAGGCGTTGCAACAGACACCGATGTACCAAATGACTTCCAGGTAGGACTTGACTCAGGCTATGACACACCAGCCGGTCGTCCAAACCACAACATGAATGTCATGGAGAAGTATCCAGAAGAGACAATGAAGGCTCGCGCCCACGTTGGATCTGCTGCTTGGGTAGAAGCACCAATTTATCTTGGTGAGTTTTCACAAGGCAGCTTTGGAGATCACTCTCAGATTGAAATCGAAGAAGTTATTCGCTCAGGCTCACGCTACCAGCGTGTAAATCCTGCACAGGTAGCTGACTAAGTACAGTAGACTATAGAGGCACCCCAGCCCTGTATCCCTTCTCCGGGGCTGGGATGCCTTAATAGCTTAGGAGGATAAGTGGCAAACATAGCGGCGGACCAAAAACTTTGGAACTCCGTAGTGTCGCAGGCAAAAGCTAAATACCCTTCACATCGTGGAAGTGGTTTAGGATATGCAGCAGCTAAATGGGCAAGTAATGAATATAAAAAACGTGGCGGACAATATGTATCGTCAAGAAAACAAATTACTAATCCAGATCCAAAAGCAGAAGCTATAAAGAAAAAAGAAGAAGAAAAGAAGAAGGCAAAGTCAACAAATGTTGACAATAAATATTTTAAGCGTGGGGGCAAATAATATGTCAGGAAGAGCTAAGTAATGGCCGGTGGTATTGATTTCTCGCCTCCCAGTTATAGAGCGGCGTCATCTGACTTAACCATCTCGATTTCTCCTCTTGGTCTTGTAGAACTTGCAGACGAAGAGTTTGAAGTCCATGGTCCACGTCTAAACCGCTACTCACTAAACTGGGCAATGTATCTTGGCCATCACTGGTCTTATCGCCGTGAGATTGGCGAAGCCCAGATGGTTTATAACTATTACAGAGCTTTTACAGATTACATCATTAACTTTACTTTCGGTCGTGGCGCACAGTTCAGAAGCCCAGCAGTTACCGAAGCAGTAGTTCCAGACCTACTAAAACGAGTCTGGGAATCCGATAACGATAAGCAATCAGTTATGTGGGAAATGGGCCAGCAAGGCGGGGTTTCCGGAGACTGCTTCGTTAAAGTAGCTTATGAAGAGGCTTATGTAGATCCAGCCGGTAGAGGACATCCTGGCAAGGTTCGTATTCTTCCTTTGAACTCATCTTTTTGTTTCCCAGAGTTCCACCCACACGATAGAAATCGTTTGATCCGCTTTAAGCTTAAGTATCGTTTCTGGGGTACATCAACCGAAGGTACTCGACAGGTATACACATATACAGAAATCTTGACTGACGACCGTATTGAGGAATACATCAATGACGAGCTTATCGACTCTCGTCCTAACCCAATCGGCGTCGTACCAGTTATACATATTCCTAACGTCCGTGTTTCTGGATCTCCATGGGGACTTTCAGATTGCCACGACATCATTGTTCTAAACCGCAACTACAATGAAACAGCAACCGATATCGCAGACATCATTAACTACCATGCAGCTCCTGTAACAGTTATTACTGGTGCTAAGGCTTCTGGTCTTGAAAAGGGACCTAAGAAGGTTTGGGGTGGTCTTCCAAAGGATGCCCAGGTATTTAACCTAGAAGGTGGCGGACAAGGTCTTGCAGGTGCTATGGAGTACCTAAAGATCATCAAGACAGCTATGCATGAAATGGTTGGTGTTCCAGAGACAGCTCTTGGACAAGTCCAGCCTATTTCTAACACATCTGGTGTTGCGCTATCTATTCAGTATCAGCCATTGATGAACCGCTACCACCAGAAGATTACTCAGTACGGAGAAGGTATCCAGCGCATCAATGAGCTTATCTTGCTGACCCTGGCATTTAAAGAGCCAGAAGGCTTCATGTACCGCCCAGAAGTTAACGGACCTATCAAGCCATACCAGTCACCGGTTCTTGATCTTAATAACCCAACAACATTTGAATCTACAGTTCACTTCCCGCCTCCACTACCTTTGGATAAGTTAATTGTCCTTAGCGAGATCCAGCAAAAGATGAACATGGGTCTTGAAAGTCGTGAAGGTGCTCTACGCCAGCTAGGCGAAGAATTCCCAGACGAGAAGCTAGAAGAGATTCGTTCAGAGCTTATTGCTGACGCAAAGGCAGACGGAGCCCTTAAGCTCGTACAGAACCAGATTGCGTCATCCATCGTATCCCTTACTGGTATGATGCCTGATGGAACTCCACCTCCAGGCGTAGTACCAGGAGACGGAACAGGTCCAGGACCATTTGGTCAGCCAGGCGTAATCAGTCCTCTAGAAAAGGACGTATTACAAGAGCTAGCCCAAACCCAAGCAGAGCTGGTTACAGAGGCTTACGGCACCAAGATGCCGCAGCGTCGTACCCCAGATCAGGACAAAGAAGAATAATAGATTTAGGCAGACAAACGGTAAAAAATTTGCCAGCCTAATACCACATAAATATCCGCAGGTCATCGTGGCATTAATTCGGACAACGACCTCTTACACCTAAGGAACAACTATGTCAGATGCAACAAATATCGTTGATACTCCGGCAGCTCAAGAAGCTTTCTTGACTGACGTACCAGCATCAACACCAGCTACAAATACAGTAACAGCAGTAGAAAACTCAACAGTAATAATGAGCCAGTACACTGAAGAGGATCTCAAGCGAGTACGAGAGCAAGAGAAATCAAAGCTCTATCCTCAAATTGATTCTCTAAAAGAAGAGCTATCCTTGCTGAAGAAGGAACGAGAAGAGCGTTTAGCCGAGGTTGAACGTCAACGTGCCGAAGCAGAAGCAGAGGCAAAGCGTAAAGCCGAGTCAGAGATGGATATCCGCCAACTTCTTGAAACAAAAGAAAAAGAGTGGGCAGAAAAGCTTGAGTCTGAAAAGCTCGAGCGTGAACGCACATTCG